TGTACTTGTGCCGCCGCTTCTGCGCTTAGTTTTCCAGCAGTTGCTTCATAATCAGCCACTTGTTTACCCAAGTTTGCACGATCCAAAGCCGCCTCTCGCTGTGGCGTAGTCATGGCATTTAAGTTCTTTTTGGCAGTTTCTAGAACTCCACGAACTTCTGCCGCATTAGTTCCACCAGCAAGTTTTGACAATGCCTTAACTGACTCTTCTTCCCCAAACAATCTTATTTTTCTCAAGAACTGTGGATCACGCTCTAGAGCATTGCTAATCAATGATTGCCAAGTTGGATTATTTAAAGATGCAGTAATTTCAGCAACAGATGCACCTTCAGGAGCATTTTTAAGAATACTCAATACTTTAGGCAAGTCTTGTCCTAATGCTTGAGATGCAATAGATGCCGCCTTAACTTCTGCCGCAGATGCTTGTGGTTTAACAAAAGCCTTAACTGCTTCAATATTTGGAAGACCCATTCTTTTGCCAATATCTGACTCTGTTACGCCTTTTACAAGTGGCGTAAGTAATCCTCTGCCAGTCTCAGTAACTTTTTGCACAGCAGAGCCTAAATAAGGCGCAACTGCACGACCACCAGCCTCGTAAGTAGCACCTTCTAATATATTGCTAATTGGTTGAGTGAAGATGTCTGTGCCTTGTCTAGGTTGTTGTCCACCAAGGTAAACATCACTTAAATTAAGGGCTTCTTTTGCAATTCCATAACCAAGACCTGCGCCTCCAACTGTACCCATTGGGCCAAGTGCAGTTCCTAAAAGACCTCCACCAACTGCGCCTGCCGCTTCTAAAGCGGGAGCAACTAAATTACGCACAGTCTGATATGTACCTTGAGAAGATGGGGTGATAGACTGTTGTGGTTGTGACTGTGGTGCTTGTTCTGTTTTTGCAACAGGTGCTTGTTGTTTCATTGAATTGGCAATTTGCGCCAATGCTCTTGCATCCTCAACATTACCTTGAGCATCAGCGTTGCGTAATGCTTCAATTACTTGTTCATAGGTTGCCATATTGCTCTCACTTGTTGAGGTATTTGTTTACCAAGTCATCAGCAGACATAGGTGTTTTGGATGGAGTAGATGGTTGACCACCTTGATTTTTGTACTCATAAGTAAGGTCAAAAGTATCTTTAATCCTTCCAGCAGATGCTCTAGTTTCTTGAGCAGCACGTAAAAGTGCGGCTTTTAGATCAGATGCATTTTGAGTTAACTCAAGCGGAGCAAAAGCGTTCTTCAACTGTTGACCTTCTTGATTTGAGACATTACCCAATGCGCCACCAGTCGGAGAGGCATTACGCAAGTTCTGCAATTCGTTAAATCCACCACGAGCAACAATAGATTTGTATAAGGCTTCAGCCGCACGAGCATCTTTTGTAATTGCAGGTGTGCGTCCACCAATAACGCCTGTAATTCCTTCCAAGCCTTTGCTACCAGCCAAAGTCTCTAAATCAGTTGCTAGTTTTTCAGCATTAGTTTGGAAGGAAGTAACAGCAGTTTTAGCCTGTGGATATTTGGCCTCACGATTTTGTATTTCTTTAGGAGTCAAACTTTCCATTGCAGATGCTGGAGTCAATCGATTAGCAATTGCCTCATCACGACTGACAAGGATGACTTTGCCTGTCTTTGGATCAATAACAGGAACAGGAGGTTGTTCAGGACGAGGTTGACCAGGCGGTCTGCTTGCCAAAGCACGAGCCGTAACAAAGTCTTGGAAACTTCCCCTAAATCCACCACCTTCAGGAGTTTTAGCAAATTGATACTCTTGTACCATGCTAGGCATATTCTCTGGCTTTTCAATTGAAACTAACTTTCCAATATCACCAGTTTTTTCATATTCAGAAACACTTGCAGGAGTGTATTTGCCAGCCCTGATAAGTTGTTGAATAGGTTCTGCGCCTTGACGTTCACGCAAATTCTTTGTAACTTGAGATAATTTAACTGCCGCTTCTCTAGCAGAATTAGCCAAAGCATTAGCACCTTCAGGATCAAACTGTGCAAGTTCTTGCGCTCCAGACATAAGAGACTCTGGATCATTTGGATTTACTTTACGAAATACAGCATTTCGTGCGCTGATTAACTGTAATTGCGGGTCTTGTGCTCCCAACGCGCCACCAATAGCACCTGCCAAACGATTAGCACCATAGCCAATGCCTGTTTTAGCAAGAGCAAAAGGATCAAGTTGTGCTAACTCAGATGCTTGTTTTAATGCGTTTTGATTTTGTGTTTGTTGGTACATCTCAGGAGTCATACCAAACAAACCGCCTACTATTGAATCTGCCATTTGGTTACTCCTTAAAATATGCCCATGCTTTGATAATTGGAAAATTCACTAGGAGTTATTCCACCAGTAAATGTAGATTGTGGAACTACATTATTCATAAGATTTGCATTGTTCCACCAATTACTAATTCCTTGACCTAATTGTTGATTAGTTCCAGCGTTTATCAAACCACTTGCCAATGGGTTATATGCCGCCGCTTTATAGGCAAATGGTGCGGCATTTTCTGCACCAAGCATAGTAAATTGACCTGACTTAGCACCATAAGCCGCCGCTTGACCGCCCAAACCAGCACCCAATGTCAATGGATTCTGACCCAATTGCTCAATGCCACTTTGTACGCCCAAAGTAGATTGGAATGGAGACAATGCACCAACTTGACCTTGTTGATATTGACCAAGCAATCCCGCACCTTGACCAAACAATCCTGCACCAAAAGCAGTTTGTTGTTGACCAGCCTGTTGTGCCTGTGCCGCCAATTGGAGGTCTTGCATAGCCCTGGCATTAGCCAAAGCCGCCGCTTCTGGGTTAGCCGCCATCAAATTACCGCCTTGAGCCACAGATAAACCTGTGCGACCTGAGTTTGATAATTGATTTGCCAATAAAGCAGATTGCTGTTCACGACTAGGAGCAAGTAAAGCAAGTTGATTAGTCATGTATTGTTGAGCCGCTTCTTGAGGAGATTGGGCTAAATACTGTTGACCAAGGTTAAACAAACCTCTTGCCGCACCTGTTAATGGTGCATATTGGCTAGAGGCTTGTTCTGCCTGACCTAATTGCTGACCTTGTAATGCAGATAGTCTGTCTTGATAGGCTTGTAACTCAGGGGAAACTGTATATCCAGCACCCGTGAGATAGCCTTCAGGACTCATCTGAAAGTTGCTTGTTCCATAACGGGTGGTTATACCAACAGGACGGAACTTAGCCGCATCTGCCGCTATCTGAGCCGCACGAACTTGTGCATCAGCAGAAGCCCTTGCCGCATCTGCCGAAGACCCTCCTTGCAATGCTCCACCAACTAAACTTAATCCTGCCGATACTGGATCACCCATTTTCTTCTCCCTTATGCCTGTGAAGCATAAATTAAGGCTTTACTGCCATTGTTTAAAACCATTTGACCTTTTACAACCCATCCAAAAGATTCAGCAAACTTAGTTAACTTCTTATTCGTTACATCAACGACTGCCAACAATGGCATATCAACTAAATCCTCTAACCTTGCTAAATCAAATCTACATCTCTTTTTTATTTCTGCTGACCATTTGAAAACATCTATGTGAAACCATAATAAATTGTCAAACAATTCTAGGTACATCACATAATCTTTCCGAATGACCACAGGAGTCTTCAATACTTGCCTTCCGCAAATACATTCACAAATACAGTTCCATCTTCCAATGCCTCAATCTCATGCCATTCAGCCGCCTTGAGGTTTATTGGTTGCGTGTACTTGTCAATCACTTTTTCAATTCCTTCTTTACGAATTACACAACTACCACTATGACACATGATCAAATGTGCGTATGCGTGTTCATGTCGTGGTAACCCTTCACCTTTGTTGGCATGAAATACATTCAATCTAGCCCCGTCATAAGTGACATTGTGTGTCGTAGGTATTAACTTTGTCATTTTCTTTTTCCGTTTTTATATCCATCCATTTACCTACATAACCCATTGATGGATTGATATATCTAACTTGCATTACCATTTTCCCGTCTTCTTTTTGAAGCATACGAAATTCTGGTGTTGAGTTTGGATATATCCCATAGGTCATAAATCTTGTGTTCCTTGTGTTTGTGGTTGTGGTTGTGTTGCAACCATTGGATCAACATAAGGAGCAATTTCACCAAATTCACCTGCCTTTGCACGATTGTATAAATCTACACCATAAGGCATAGGGTCAAAAGAAGTTGCGCCAAATGAATGTTCTTCGTTAAATTCTGCCCATTTAACATTTATAACAATACAAGTGCCTTCTGCATTTCCCCAAATAGGATTTTTTGCATATTCAAGAGTAAACATTTTATTTTTCCTTTTTAAGAAACTCTGCACATAACAAGGTTTCCTATTGTTGTTATATTTGTACATGGATTAGGATTGTTATAACTTATGCTTTGCCCCATAAGTTTCCATGTGCCAGATAAAATATTGGATGAGCCTGTTGCTCCTGCTGGCGCACTTGCTTGAATTTGGTTATCTCCTGTACCTACGGAGTAATTACTTCCCGCTGATAAAGTAACAGTTCTATTACCTCCTGCTTGTGATTGGCATGAACAATAACTACCAACACTATTAAAACTAGGCGCGGCAATAGTTAATGTCCCACTTGTTGTAATAGTTCCACCAGACAATCCATTGCCAGTTGCTATTGAAGTAACAGTACCGCCAACAGCAGATGTCCAAGTAGTTCCATTGGAAGTCAAAACATTTCCAGACGAGCCAGGCGCAACCACTTGTAAAGCACTTGTTCCATTTCCCAACAACACATTATTTGCAGTCAAAGTACCAACCCCTATACCACCCTGTGCAACAGTTAAAGGAGTTGTCAGACCAGTAATAGAGGTAATGTCAGAGTTAGCACCTGATGCCGCCGCACCTAAATTTGTTCTTGCGCCAGATGCCGTTGATGCACCAGTACCGCCATCAGCGACAGCCAAATCAGTAATTCCAGTAATCGTTCCACCAACAATAGTCACAGAACCACTAAAAGTAGGACTTGCCAAGTCAGCCTTAGTCGCAATAGCCGTTTGAATGTTGTTGAACTCAGTATCAATCTCAGTTCCCTTAACAATCTTTAAAGGATTTCCAGTAGAAAGACTATCTTTACTGGTGAAATTGGTTGCTTTGGTGTAATCAGACACGATAAATCCCCTTATGTAATCTTGCCATTTTTGGCATGAATCTCAATTTTCTGGATACTCAACGCTAGGCTGTTAATATCCATCTCATACCCAGTTTGAATTACCTTGCCCGAACCAGTCGGATAGACACTTAATGTCTGCAAAGCAACACCACCTGAGTATTCAGCCCCGTAATTGTATTCAGCAACCCCATAATATGAAACCCCTTGTGCAGGTATTTGGACTGATTGCGAGTAATAGTTACCCGTAAAGTCATATCCCCACTTAAAAGTAACATATTGATTACTGCCACCAATCACAACTACCTTGAGTTTCTTCAAAATAGACGAAACAGATGGAGTTCCAAGGTCTGTATGGTTCGTAAAATACTGAAA